GTTTCCCAGTCACGATCCCACTGGCCGTTCTAAGCAAATTAGCTGCTTCATTCCCAGTTAATCCAGTTTGGCCAAATCCAAGATCTCCTCTAGCCTGTATAGAAGAAACCAGTTGTTCAAATATAGACTGAGGTATATTTGTCAAATTATTGGTTAGTAAATTAGAATCAGGATTATCAACTAATTGTTGCAACAGCTCAGTCGGACTAGAAATATTGTTAGATGATATATTTTGAAAAAACTCTGCAAACTGTCTACTGGCCTGTCCTTGAAACAAGGAATTGTTTAATCTAGTCCCTAAGTCTGTTCCACCTTGTGTTTGAAGCGATCCAATAATTCCATTGACTCTATTTTGTAATTGTTGGTATTCTTGTGTTAAAAGATTTAATCTTAAAGAAGATTTTTGCAATGCATTATTAAAATCATTAGTAAAACCGTTCAAAGATATAATACTATTGCTCAATGCTAACGAATTGCTTTCTGAAGGATCTGCTTCAAAATTTCTAAGACTTTGTTGTGCAGACAATCTAGATTGTGCAATATTTCGTGCAGACTGTCCAAGTCCAAATCTAGGAGTTATTTCATCAGCAAGAGATCGAAAATTTCCTGCCGATTCTAGACCATTGATACTGCCCGAAGAAAGATTAAAAGCATTTATTCTAGACCGAATTCCAACTAGAGATCCTAGTTCTTGTGTTATCGAATTATTAGAATTTAATATAGCATCTTGTCTAGATAATCTTCTTTGAAATTCAGACGATCTTTTTTCATCTTCTGAATTTATAGAAGACGTAATTAATTGATCAATTCCGGTCGATCTTATTGCCTTTACTATAGACTCTTCTAATCCTGTACCTATTATAGAAGATGGATTGTTTTGTACACTAGTAGTTAACGATTGTCTCAAAAATGATAAAAATCTTTCTCGCTCAGCTTGACCTTCTGATGTATTAAATCGTTCTTGTGGCAACGCATTAGTTAAATCTTCTATAAAGCTTGTTACTAATGCCTGCCCTTGTCCTTCAGCCAAATTGCTTGGATTAATTCTAGAAGTTTTAATTTGAAAATCTCTTGAAACAGAACCTGCCACAGAAGATAACGTTGAGAGATCTTGAAGTAAACTTTTATTAGAAGAGCTTAAATTTAGCGAACTTACAATTCCAGAGGTATCGGATCCTGCCAACGATTCAGATCTAAGTTGTTCAGATATTAATAACGATCTATTTTTAGATATCTGACTAGAAAATGGATCAAAATTTGAATTGCCTGATATAAAAGAAGAACTGGCTGAATTTATTATTTGTCTATTAGACGATAATGCAGATTGAATACTGTTTGATCTTACAGTATCTTGTATATCTTGAGACAGAGATCTAAAACTACTTGTTGTTATATCTAGTGCAGATCTTAAATGATCAACATCTTGTTGAAAATTTTCAAAATTGCTACGTTGTGCAACCAATGTTTCAATCAATAGTTTTCTTGCAACAATCTCTTCATCAGTAAAGTTTTTAATTGCATTCTGTGCATTAAACTCATCTCTAAGATTCTGTATTGCATCGTCAAAAGATAGAGATGGATCAGAAGATAGTTCGTTTCTAACATTTGCTCGTGCTCGTTCGGAAAAAGCTCTAAATCCGTTAGATTGTTTCAACTGTTCTCTAAAATCGTTTTCAACTCTTTGATTGACATCATCAACAGACGGTCGATCGCTAATAGAATCAAGAAGAGATAGATATCCAGATACTTGTGGTATCTTATTTAAAAAACTACTTTCAATAATTCCACCTTGGGCAAAAAGTGCATCTAATGTACGAGGAACAGATCTTGCAACACTATTGTCGAATTCCAGTTGTTCTCTAGCTGAATCGGATATATTGTTAAAAAAAGAATCTACTATTTTTTTATTATCCTCTTCAAAAGAGCTTATAATAAAAGCACTGTCTATTTCATTTTCAGCTATAATTGAATTTTGTCTAATTCTACCAACTTGATCTCCAATAAATGCTCCAGCTCCCGCTCCAACCGCAGTTCCTAATACAGGACTGGCAAACGATCCAGCCACACCTCCAATAAAAGCTCCTGTTGCAGCAGACTGAGATCTAGCTTTAGAGGCGGCCACTAGTGCATTAGATCTAGATATCTCTCCTGCATTACTAACTAACTGGCCAGTTTGAGGATCGATTAACGAAGATTGTTTCTTAGAGTTGGCTGATGCGGTAAGTGCTGATGCTATGGCCAATGGAATCCCTATACTAGCAGCGATTCCAGCTCCTGATTTTATACTAGATGAAAATCTAGAGCTTGCAATACTTTGAACTCCCGATCTTAAAGTTCCTCTAAAGCCCAATGATTTAGATGCAGCAACTTCATTTTTTCTTGCAGCAATTAATTGCTGTTCAACTTGACGAAGCTGACTCTCTATGGCAATACGTTTTTTACTGTTTTGAATGTCTAAAGAAGCTAGTGATGACAACTCTTTTCTTCTGACAGATAGTTGTTGAAGAATCTTACTGGAAGACGCTATAATAGATTTGTTTCTGGCAATTTCGCCAGGTCTATCCGCAGCTGCAATATTTCCTCTTCCAGAAGCAAATGCTATATTAGTCTGAGCACCTCGAATTATATTTTTTTGTAACTGTCGTTTTGCTGCAAATTCTGCAGCCAAACTAGCCTTTTGACTATTAAACTGATTTCTATCTAAAAGTGGAACCTGTGACAAGCTGGTAGAAATTCCGGCTCTTTGAACATTTAATCTAGCACGTTGTCTTTGAAAATGAGAAAGTGCAACCTTTTTAGCATTAATGCGTGAATCAAAACGACCTCTTATACCCGATCTTTCTTGTCTACTAAAGAATGACGGATCTGTAGCTGTATCAGAAATACTTTGTCCCGAACTAAGAGAAGCGTTTCTAGTATGTAAAAGAGGATTTCTTGAACCTCCTGCTCCTAATATAGATATTCCATCTGCACCACCATGTTTAAATGGTCCGGGATTATTGTTTCTTGTTCCTCCTATAAACCCAGGAATTCCTCTGGCAACACCAAAGGCTAATTTAATAGCTCCTAGTTTAATCAATAATGGCAGCAAAGGAGCAGAAACTTCTAAAACATCTCCTAGTGAATCTGCTAAACTAGCAACATCCTTGACCAATTGTTTTATATTTTCATCATTAGCTAAAGATCCAAACACTTGTTCAAATCTAGCACTAATTTTTCCTAATTGAACATCTATTCTATCTTGTCCAATAAAAGCGTCTCTAGCCAAAGAACCTGGTGCAGATTTTTGCAATTCTATTGCCTTTAAAAATCTACTGTTGTCTCCACCCTTTGCTATATCCTCAAGTAAAGGAATAAGAGCCTTACCTTGTCGAACACCAGAAAGGTTTTGAACTATTTCACCTATTTCATCTTTATTAAATTCATTAAATCTTGACCCAACATTTCTCAAAATGTCGGTAACACTTTTTAATTGACCCTGGTCATCTCTAACATCAAAGCCACCTTTAAAAGTCTCTAAAAACTCAACTACATCTGGACGAATAAGTCTTAATGATATGGTGTTTAATGAAGTACCAACTGTTGCAGCTGACAATCTAGTTATATCTCTAACGGCTGCAACTGTAGCGGCAAATTCTTCAAATCCTCCTCCAGCAACAGAAAATGCTGCACCACCAGATTTAACAGCAGTAAAAAGGTTTTCCGCTTCGAATGCAAAGTTTTTAGATAAAATATTTGCAGAATCTAATACCCTAACAGCATCTGTTCCTGCCAAACTAAACTGGTTAAGAGTAGCAATTGTACCTTCTAGCACATTACTAATGTCACCAAATGTCGCTGCCAATTGAGTTTGTGCCAGCCCTTCAACAACATCTAATATTGCATTGTTGTCACTAAACTTTTCACCAGATTGAGCCAAAAGTACCGATACGTTCAATAGTTCTCTACCAGACTGTCCGTACTGTCTTGATATTTCAAGTATATCTCTAGAAACAGATCTGGCCTTGCTTGCATTTCCATTAAAAACCTGAGTAAGTCTATTGATGTCTCTATTTATATCAATTATCGCACTACTTGCAAATCTAGCAGCTCTAGCTATTTGGAAAAACGCCGAAGCAGGAACTAAATATGCCAACAATCTAGCACTTGTAAATCCAAGTCTTTCACCAAATTCAAATTGATGTGCAGAAGCCTGTTTAACTAATTTATTGTGAACCTGAAGTTGTTTATTTGTTTTATCAAGTCCTCCAGAAACAGAAGAAACTGGCTTATTAGAAGCTGTAGAAACAATTCCTTGATTAACAGACTTTTTTATATTGGATGCCACTGTATTGTTAGGCAGGACCAATTGAGTCTTGATCATTATTGGATTAGCACTAAAGAAAGCCTTTGCTTCTTTTCGGTACTGCTGTCCATTTCCCTTATTAAATTTTAGCGATCCTAAACTTTTATTTAAATTGCTAATTTCTTTATGAAGATCTTTAAATCCAGATTTCTTAGGATTGACTGTAATATTGTTCAATCTCTTTTGAAGCTGATCTACTACAACCTTTGTGGAACCTAATTTTATTCCAATCTCAAATTTATTTTTTAATACCTTATTAACTTCGGATGCTAAAAATTTTGAATTAACTCCAAGCTTTACTTTGGGGTTAACTTTTGTAACTATATCGCTACGCATTTCTTTAAAAGAACTTTTAGCAATACGTACTTTTACATCTTTTAGTGAAGCTTCAATACTTTTTCTAAAACTAGAAACATTTCCTGGTATTAAATCAACTTTTAACTGAGGGTTGGAATTTGATGGCATTAGGATTTAACTTTGGCTTTGGTTGTGGATTTCTTCTTAACAGATTTACTGCGTTTGGTTGTCCTCTTCTTTTTTTCTTGATCTACTGGCAATCCAGTTTCATCATCAATAAATGGAGATTCTTCTTCTATTTCTCCAACTATTGATTGTAATTTTTCAAGCAATTCGTCTTGAACCTGTTCAATAGGAGTGCCATCTCTATCCACAAACTTTCCAGTTACCCTATCTACAAATGATAAATTTTCATCTATATACTTGTATTTCTTAAGCCATTTGTTTTCAGGAAGATTTTTTTCAAAATCCGAGTCTATACCATATAATACAGACATTGAGATTGACATGGCCTTCTTATAAGAATCTGAGTCTTTATTGGCCTTCATTTCAGAAAATGACTCCCAGTGTCTATCTCCAGTAATAGAGTTTCTAGTACATGCATATATAAAATAGTCAGTTTTTTCATTATCGGCTATAGATTCTATAGTAGAGTCGTCGAAAGACTGTCTTTTTTGCATTAGTTGAACTAACTTTTGTCGTTTATCAGTAATGGCAATTGCAATTTTTCTCCCTTCACTTAGTTTAATGCCACCAGATCTAAGTTGGTTTAGTAAGTTATTAATTTCACCATTTATAGAATCTAGCAAATTTTGGTCTTTTTGTGACCACATTCCATTTTCTCTTAAAAAAGAATCAAGTTCCGATCTTAATAAAGGTCTATTTTTTTTACTTAGTCTTATCAACTCAGCTATTTTGGCAGCATGAACTATATCAGCCTGTTCCATATCTTCCATTTCAGGCGTTGAAAAAATCAATACAACTTTTTCGCCCAAATTATCTACAATTGTAAATTCCTTAATTTCCATTTCCATATTATCTATCTCCTGTTAAAAATACTGTTTCAAATCTTTTTCTGCAAATGTCATGTTCGTCTAGTTCTCTAGATGCATTTCGTAATTGTTGATTTCCAATATTTAAAATATTGGTTCTACATTCTTCCCACTTCGCTGCTAAAACTTTCTCGTCGCCTGTCAATTCATTTTCATTTTTTCCATGTCCCCACATATGTCCAAAAGCAGCTTCAAATTGGCTTAGTGGATATATCATAGTTGTATTGATTTTTATGCCTATGATTTTTTTAAGTCTTTCTCTATATTGATCGTTTGGTGTATTTTTCATTTATACTCTTTCCCTTGTGTCTTTAGACATTTGTCTATTTTTTTCCATTATAACTCTTTGTTTAACATCGGGCAAGTCAAATTCAGCAACCCTTCCTTTTGTATCTATAGTTTCAGATCGTTTTTTAAGCTTAGATAGTGTTTGTTTATCATTTAATTCGTACACATCTTTTGAACCTAATCTATCTGCAGGTACAAACACTTCAGAAGAACCCGACGTGTCATTGTATTTATTATTAAGTTGACCTTTCTTGCTTTCTTCTTTTATTGATCTAATCTCATCTTCATACCATTTATCAAATTCACTATCATCGTCTATAACAGAGTCATCAGGGGGATTAGAACTATTATAAGCAAAATCATATATTCTGGACCATAATATTAGTGCGTGTTGAAGCTCGGTCATATTTGTTGCACTATTATTAAACAGTTCCATATTAGTTTCTTTAGCAGAAAGCCAAAACAGTCTCCACGGATCACAGCGAGCTACCTCTCTAACGATTTCTACATTAGGACAAAAATCAGTATAGTACTGAACAGTTAGATGGTTGATAAACGATGAATTATTTAGCAAACCAGTACAAGATATATATGCAATACTATTTAATATAATATATTTTCGTTTTATACATTCTGCAGTATATTCGGCTGTCACAGGTTGGTATTTAGATTTTATAATACTTAAATCATTTTTTTGCTTTTTTAATTCAGCAATAGCTGAAGCAACTTGTTTAAAATTAGTTTTTTTATATTTAAGTGAAGGTAGAGAGTTTTTTAGTGTTTGTATTTCACTGTTAATTCTAGATAGCTCTATGTCATGTTGACTACTCCACAATCCTTCTGTAATCAACAATTCCATTGATTCTTCATGTGTCATTAGGCCATTGCTTATAGCATTTTTATACGACTTTTCATATTGAAAATCAGCATCATACAATAGAGACTGATCTGGATCATTAATTTCTACTTGATATGTATTACAATTAAAATCAATATTGGCTTTGATTTTACCAAAAGATATGCGTCTAATTATTTTAGATCGTTCCTTATAATCCATGTTAGTTCCTAATATTCCTATAGTTATATACAATAAAAGCCCGTAAATAACGGGCTATAAATTGATTATTTTCTATAAGATTTTACAGACCTTCAGGATCATGATCGGCTGTAATAGTTAAGAAGTTAAAGTTTTGATAATTATAAGTAGTAACAACAACTCCACCACCAGTATCTCCACCAGAATATGTTATACTCTGAAGTTTATTTTTAGTGCCCAAGTTGAATATAGTACTATCGGTTAGCTTAACTATAATTTCTTGATCGGAAATATTTGCAATTTCAGCTAATGCAGAAACTCCATCGCTAGGATCTGTTCCGGCATTAATGACATTGATACTACAATCTACTGATAAAGGATAATTTGCAAATCTGTAGTATGGTCTACGACGACCTATCTCAAACAGATCTTCTCGTCCAAGACTAGTTGATATAGATACATCCTGAATATGTGCAGCAAACTGTCCATTAGATTCAATGTTGAATCCAGACCCGCCAACATCGGTTATACCGGGTATTTCACTTGGCCAGACACTATGTCCTGATCCCATTATAACGTTTTCTCTACGTTGTATACCACTAGTTGCAGCAGGACTGTCGGTGCCATCAAAGTGTCCATTGAATGAAGCAGACGATAACCACTCTTTATCATTTCCAACCAAGGTAACAGATTCGGTAGCATTGCCCTGAACAGGAAGGCTATAATTCATTGAGTTGATATACATGCCTGAACAATAAACCTGTTTAACTGGAACACCAGAAGAGTTTTCTTGATCATCATCAAAAATTGAAATATACGCATCTACTCTTTGATTACTTCTATTAAGTAAGCTACTAGCAGTTGCCCCTCTGGTAGACATATGATATAAAAGAGGATATCCATCTAAAACTTTTTCAGCTTGAATTTCGATATCAGGCAGATTTTCAATATTTTCATAAGTATCTAGCTGACCTAATTCAAATACATTTTCTAGATTAAAAGTTGTGTTCATTGACATGGACTGTAAACCATGAATACCAGATGCAGTACCAGTTTGATATGCTCCTAGGGCTAGTTCATGAAGTGGGTAAAATACTCTAAAGTTAGACATATGTGTCTCCTATTAATTGCTTTCTTCTAATAATTATACAGTTAAAACGTTAGTACAGACTAGGATATCGTATAACTGATATTTGCTGAACTACTTCGGACCTATATATATCGCTAAAGGTATTGCGTTTTCCACCTCTAGACGATTCTATTCTGGCTTTTGACCAAAAATAAGGGCTATCTTGTCGAGCCAACTGATTATATTGCAAAGCTCCACTGGCTAGTGATCCATTAAATTCTAAAGGAAAAGGAGCGTTATTAATGTTGTACAAGAATAAAGATGTAGACTCTTGGTTATTTACTATATCTGATATTTTTGTAGCTTGAAATCCATTATTAGCAAATATATGGTAAAACACTGCATAGTCATGAATTTCTCCTCCTCCAAGTTGAAATGGCTCATTAGTTCGATCTTGAATATCTACAACCATACATGGAGTCCATATTCTATTTTCTTTTAATCTAGAGGCAATTCCTGATGGTGATAAATTTCCTACTGAATCAAATGAGTCCATATATGAATTTATAATAGATTTCCACTGATCTGAATCAGAAGAATATATCGCCACTTCAGGAAATGAATATTCCATTTTTATAGTATTTGAACTAAAGTCACTATTTGTAACAACCCTTCCGAATTCGTAGTCTATATAAAACCCACTAGCTCCAGTTGTTCCATTTGGAACAAATGTATTATCTATATATATACCAGACACAGCTATAGGATTGTCATATGAAAACGCATTAACCAATCCACTTTCCCAAACTATCGAAGGACCGTACGATTCAAATACAGTTCCATCAGTATGTCTATTATCTTTAACTAGTTGCAGTTCTGCTAATCCAGAATTTGAACCATTTAAAGTGACATTTGAATAAGCTGACTTTTCTAGTAATCCATATTTAAACATTGCTTTAATATTATACGACAGTATATCCGTAGAATCGAAAGAATAAAATTCTGTTGTTCCTTTTAAAGTTGCCATATTAAGTCCCCATCTCCCTTTGTACTACATCAGCAACTATCTGTCGAACTTGTGACGTAAAGGATCTGCTATTGACTATATCATCAATAAAATTAATAGAATTTCTTCCGGTTGGTATTACTATTTTAGGTATTGTGTATGGAAAATTTTTAGGATTATGTCGAAGTTTCATGGTAGCAAGTCCTGATCTACTAAAACTTCTGCCAACTAAATCTCCATCTTTATTCTGTATTGTAAAATCTCCTTTAACCAATTCGTATTTACGCCCGTCTTCGGCAGTCGTATTTACATCAGGAAAATAGCTATCTATTAATCGAGGCCTAGGATTAACTACTATTCTCATCCATCTAATCCTTCTTTGTTTAGAGTTCTTTCCAGTTCCAGTTGATATATATTCAAATGGCTCTTGATCAATATCTAATTTCTCTAATAAATCAAATGACTCTAGTCCTACTATAGAAATTTCAACCTTTGACGTTGTTCCTATTTTTTTTTCAATAATGCTTGCTGTAGGAACTTGAGATATTTTTTCAACAATGAGCTTGGATGCACTAGCAGCCATGTCATCAGTTAATCCAAATTCGGCCTGTAATGAATTTGAACCACCCAACCCTCTTATCGATCTGATAATAGGATGTTTTTTAAGGTGGTTTTTTAACACCGTCCTAATTCGTCTTTTAATACTATTTCTCATTCTGTCTTTTCGTCTTCTAGATTCTTTTAATAATATATCAGACAAAGCTGACTCTAGGCCAGCATTATCAAATCTAGCAGTAACCTTACCTATTATTTCAGCCATTATGTATTTGCTTCCAGTAAGAGACTATGTATCGATCTTCTTTCAATCCTCTAGGATTAATTTGTTTTAATAACCTATATTTTACTTCTACATGATTGGACGAATCAATATTGGGTATCATATGATCACATCTTAATATTTTATTGGCATTGGTTAAATAAGTTTTTAATTTAATAATTGATCTAGGTTCATCTGCTCTTATATTTAATTCTTGACTTACCTTTGGATCCCACTCTACTAAACATCTTATAATTTCCGAATTATTACTTTTTAATGGAGCCGAACTAGATTCGGTTCTCTGATGATCCGGACGCATTACACCTCTAGGTCTAGAAGAATCAATAAATCTATCGTTAACATTTGTTATTGTTGAATCATAAATAAATTTACAATCTTTTCCTAAATTATCTATTAGTTCATCAATTTTATTTTGATATATATCTTTTAATTTATTGTAATCAACCATTAAAATAGTCCCATAAATTCATCAAAGAAAGATCGTCCTAATCCATTTGATGATCTATTAATATTGTCAACATGAGTTGAAGGAGTTACTATGGCCTTCCCTAGTCCCATAGATTTATCGGCTTCAATCTTTTTTAACATTTCCGTATATGCTGCACACGTCCCCATTTTTATTATATCTAAATATCCTCTAAAAGCTTCTTTAGTATCAATTATACTATTCTCATCTCTAACAATTATTCCTACACAATCGGCATTATCTTGATATCTATTCATATCTAACATACATGCAGCTTTTAAAGTAATAAGAGCAATCGCTTGATTATCTAATATATTGGCATCCAAAGGATCAGGAGTTATATTGGGAGTAGTTAAGTCGAAAACATAGTCATTAGCAAATTCAAATACTTGACTAGTTAACAAACCAGCTATTGTAATAGACGTTTCAATACGACTATCTGCATATCTTTCAGTTGATCCCAAATCGCTTATTAAGTGTCTTACCATTAATGTAAGAGATGTATTTATTGACATATTTTATTCCTATTTATTGTCTTAGCCAATCTATAAAGTCTTTAGGGTTTATTGTATTATCATATATGTTGTTGTTGCCAATATATTGAATCAAAGATTTATCAATAATGTTTTGTTCAATAAAATTATTATTAATAGTAACATTGTCTTTATCTTTATTTTCTTTATTAATCAATGGTTCTTCCGCAGGCCATCTTTCAATAATATTTTTAGTAACACTAATGTTTCCATTGGATACATTGGGTTTTATTTCAACAGCATACCAATTGGTATCAGCGGTTTTATCTATAAAGATATTGTTATTAATATAAACCTCGTCAGCTTGTCTAATTGATACAGAAGTCCCTAGTATTACATCGTTAGGAAGAGGTCCTCCGTGATGTGTAAATACATTATTCTCAACACGAACTCTATTGTGCAAAATCGAATCTGGATCTCCATTGTTTGGATCTCCTCCGATTGCAAATCCAGATAGGTTTCCAACAAAGACATTTTCTTTTACTTCAATATCAGTAGAAAAACCTGGCTTGTCACATCTAATTTTTATTCCAAGGTTGGATCCACGAGAAATTACATTATTTTCAATAGATACATTTCTACACCAAGTAATATACATATTATGATTAAATCCAGTACGTTCAGCTCCATCTACTTGTTCATTCCATCCATTGTGATCAAAAATACAGTCTTTAATGATTAGATTTTTTATTAATTTAGCATAGATTCCTTGACTATGTCCGTTGTTTTTAGGAGAATATGCATTTCGCAAGTCACACTTATTAACCTCTATATCTATAATATCGTCTCCAACTCTTTCTCCTAGTCCAACATTGTATGCATAAAATTCTAAAGTTATATTTTCAAACTTTATATCTTCTCCTGCTGCACTCCATCTGATTCCAAATTCTCTGGATTGTCCTCCATCAAAGTCGGAAGAATCAGGATCTCGATTGTTGGCATATCCATGCAGATCACGAAACCTAATATGTCTAATAGGGTCATCTCCATATGAACGAACAAGTCCGGTATCTTCTGCATTAGTTAAAAATTTTGGAAGAGGTAACGACAAATCTCCATAAGAACCAATTGTCGTCGGATTGTTTTTGGATATTCCAGAAATTTTCCATCTTCCTAATCCTGTATTAAATACAGCACCCCTTTGAAACAAGATCGTTCCTCCTGGTTTTAGTTCAGATATTTTTGCACGAACATCGTCTCCATGTTTAACTAAAATAGCATCAGATGAAGGAGGGTCAATATCTGGAATTATAATTACTTCTGATTCTTTAATTAAAATTTCATGATCTATTTGTTTATAACTTTGTGAATCCTTTCTGTTCAATAGTTGTAAAACAATTCTACCCAAAGGAAGGGTGTCTAATTTTGTATTTAAAATTAAAAGATCGCTACCTTTTGATATAGTATGTGTAAATTCTTGCACAACCGAACTATTGTCAATAGACCACGCCATAACTAGAACGTCGTGCCTATCTTTTAGCTCTAGATCTCTTTTTAATTCAATATTTTTATTAGAGCCGATAGAATATTCTATTGCAACATCATTACTAAAAGATGTTATAGGATTTATTTCTTCTGGTACATCTGGAATGTCTGGAACATCTGGATCAGAACTATCTTCATTATTTTTTTCAACCAAGTTTTGATATTCTCGTGCAGATACAAGAGTTTGTGCAATTTTTAATTTTAACAGCCAGGCTTTCCAATTTTCTGTGTCATTATCTGCAAAAGCTTCTGCTCTATGATCATCATAGGCATCTCTTAATTTTCTTTCTAATTCTTCTATTTCATTTTTAGTCAATGACATATCGCATTCCTTATTTTAACTTACCAAAACGATTTATATAAATATTTAATGTTTCAACTGCTTGAGGATCAGAAAAAGTGTCTCCTGAATTAGACCAAATACCAATTTTTTTAATATTTAAATTTTGAAAAATATCACACAATATTGTTGCTTGCTCTGGACTAGCAGGAATTACATTACTTTTATTTCCATGGTCTTGTGTCATATGCCAAACCCATGGAATAAATGGCTTTCCACTATCTTCAGCCATTTTCATCAATTGAGGAATCCAATCTTCAAATAGATGCCATCTCTCTGGAGTGTCAGGCCATTTAGTTGGACCATTTAGAGATTCATAACATACAGGAGCTAGTGTATGAGTAACATCTTCTATTCCAATTTTATTGGTTGGACCACGATTTATTTGCTGTAACATTGATGTATAATTTGCCCTCATTATTTTTATATTTTCAATTTTCTTTATTGAACGATTGATTCCTTCTTTAATTCTCTTCTCGTGTGTAAAGATATATGGATTACTATATGGCATCCCCCACATAATTCGCTGTATATGCCAGTACTTTGGATGTTCTTCAAGCTTTGTAAAAAAGTAAACCACAGCATTACGCCATGCAATTGCACCTTTTACTGTACCTCCATGCATCTCTATATCACAAACAATGGGTTTGTTATTTTGTTCTGCATCATCTAGTGCATTTAATAATCTTCTACGAGGATCAAATCCTTCAATAAAAGCATTGTCTATCTCTTTATTTGATGGAGTCTCATTTTCTCTATTGTGTGCTTGAAATTCATTAGGAAATATCATACGAACCATGCGAATATCTGCATTAGAATATAAAGCTGCAAGGTTATGATTGTGTGTCAAAATAGGCATATTTACAAAACTCCTAAATAATTTATAATTACATTTTATATTAAAAAAGTATGCCAGTAGGAATATATAATCTAACATCTATAGCAAAATGAATTAGCTCTGCTAGTTTAACATTTCCTGCATTAGAAAGATGAATACCATCTCCAGAATCATAAATAGCAGGAAGAGTGTCTTCAGTTGTATCTCTCATTGCTGATTCAGTTTCAATAATTCTAATTCCGTTAGATGAACACCACGTTCTAGTCCACCCTCTCATGTCTTGTGCTTTTGTTTTTTGTCCAGAATCTCTACCTTCCAAAGGAGTTCCAGTAGTTAAAATAAGCACAGCTCCTATTGAGTCTGTATGAACTTTTAGGTCATCTAAGTATCCTGAATATGTAACTTCATTCCATGATTTTTTACAATCATTTGCTAAAGTGTTAAAAACTACAATATCTGGCCTTGCTACTAAAAGAACTTCAGTTTCTTCACTATCTCCTCCAGTAGTAATTCTAAATATAGATTCTCCAACCCAGTCTTCTATATCTTTACCTGAAACTCCTAAAGAAATCACGTCCTGTCCAACTAATAAACCAATATCATTAGCCAAAGTCCAAGAGTAGTTGTCAGAATTAGGCCATGATTGTAAGCCTCCATAAATAAGGGATGCAGGATTGCTTCCAGCCATTATAGAGTCTCCTACTAATGCAATTCTAGCAGAAGAGGACATTATAGGAACTATATTTAAAATAGAAGATTCATGCACTTCATCAAACGATGATGAAAAATTAAACGGCCCGTCACCTGATAAATCAGACGAAGATCTTATTAATCTCACACCATGGTCTGGCTGAGTCCTTCCGATTGACCAAGTGTATCCACTCGAATTTGCTGCAAACGCAGAATTAACAGTTAATGAAATTTCACTATCAACAGAAGTTATTTCATGATATCCATAAACAGAATTATCTCCACCACTATAAATTATAAGCCACATGTTTGATGTGACACCATCTGAAATAAAAGTTGAAGAGGCATCAGAAAAAATAGAAGAAGATGTAACACCAGATGTGCCACTTGATTTCTCTCCTATCATAGCAATAGATAGCTGAGAAATATTTATGTCAGAATCGTTAGTTTCCTGAAGATACATTCCTGTTTGATCTCCTCTATTAACAGATACAGCAGATGAAAATAATAAGTCAAGATAATTATTATCAGGTTCCCATCTAGAAGCTACTATTTGTTCTGATCGTCCTCTTACATTTTTAGAATTTATATTATCATCACCCTTTAGCCAAATAAAACGTATGTCTCTTAGTGTTTCAGAAGTTACATCATAAGGAGAATATATTCTAACTCCAATAACACTGCCATCATAAGGAATTCGAAACTTATCTCCTAATTGTAAATATAGCCTATCTCTATTATCATCAACTCTAATAACAGAAATATGATCAATAATAGATCTAGCTAAATGGGCAGGCATTGTTGGTATGCCAGAAATTCCATTAAGTTCACTATCCAAGGGTACTGAATTTCCATATATGGAAATAAGAACTGCTTCGCTCATAAAAAAACCTCACTTAATTAAATATTCTTCCAGAACCATAAACTACAGAACCTATTCTCCACAGAGTAACAATAAGAATATCGCTACTAGCTGCTGGTGTAACTGGAGGTATTCCTCCGTCCCACTTATCTACATCAGACCATGTTATAGTTCTCTGTGCTGAGCCATCATAAGATAAAACAAGCATTATGGCTAACCCATCAGATTCATTGCTGTGTGTAATGGTAGTATCTTGATCTAATATGCCTGTATGTCTTGATCCTAAAATCCAATTTATCGTTCTGGACGCTCCTAGGTTTCCTATATCAGCAACATCTGATGATTGTATCGTTGCATTTAATTTTATTATTCCTGTTCCATTAGGGTCTAAAACTATATCTCCATTTGAATTAGATATTATATCATTTCCATTAACATCTAAATCTCCTCCGAGTTGCGGAGTAGTATCTTCAACAATATCGGACATCCCTCCTCCAGAAGAAAGATTGGACCAAACAGCACTTCCTGCTGAAGAGTCTAAGCAAACATAGTACACATTATTGTGATTATCATGCCATTTAGACCATTGACTAAATGACTGGCCTAGTGCTGCCGTATCATTTTCATCATTATTAACACTTGGTGCAGTTCCAGAAACTGAGTAAACACTTCCGGTTCTTTTTGACAATTCAATAAAGTTTTCTTGTATAGACTGTCCGCCTATTCCTTCTAAAATAGATAAAGGTACAGACTCTCCAGGGTTTGCCAATACTTTTATTCCACTTAAATTTAATATATCAAAATATGAACTCATATAATACTTTCTTATTTAATAAAACCGTCGCTCATTATATTATACAAGTTTATTGTATATACTGATTAAATTAATATTATACTATATATAAAAAGACCTGCATAAGCAGGTCTATAATTATTAAATAATTTACTAACACCAAATTTATTACATAGAAGCTAATAGAACTCTTGAGTTGTTAAGAACACCAAAGCCCAATCCAGCCCAAGCATAGAAGCCCATTTTGCGACTACGATGCAATGACTCATCAGTGTAAACCTGTAGCTCTTCACGAACTGGCATAACAAACGAATCATTTTTGGAAAGGTCTAAGCCAACGGCAATCTCAACGTCTCCAGAAGCCATACCTGTTCCTGATGTAACAATAGTATTTTCGTAATAATCTTGATATTCTTGGTTATCGCCAAGTTCATCTAGGTCAATAAGATTGACATTAAATATATTTTGGAAAGTACCATCGTTGGCAACGTACAGTTCTCTACGAGTTACTTCGTCAACTTGGTCAACGCCCCAGTTGCGAATATCTTCAATTGCTTCAGGAGAAACAGCTAGGTGAGTTAGTCGTCCACGATTTTGTGAAGTACTATTTCCTCCAGCATTTCTACGCATAACAAGCTTCATTAGAGAAACAAGTTTCTTGGTAAACTGACCAGCAGTTGCATCGGTATCATTAACTAGGATACCTCGGTCGTAACCAGAAGCCAAGATGGTGTGCCAACCATCGTCGTTCATCTTCTTTACAAAACCATTTTCTAGAACTTCAAGTGCTCTAGAGACAACGTCCCATCTAGCTTCACGAGCATATCGAAGAAGCATGTCAATGCCAGCACCAATGTCATAAGTAGGAACACGAACATAGTCGCCTTCAACCTGACGCTGTGGTATCTTGCCTTGATTAGGAATGGTATAAGCAGTAAATTCACCTGCATTATCGGGACGGTAAAAATCAATTGGATATTCAATAGGTGCAGCAGGATCAAATACCTCTGAGGCAAAGATGTTGCTTATAATATCACCAGTTGTAATACCTTGTCTAAGAGGAACAGTAAGTGCAGATGCAAATGCTGTTTGAGCCTCCATAGCCTGTGCCTTATCGGCAGAGCCAGTTTTTTTCAACAGATCTGTTAGTGCAGCCTTTTCTTCTGTTGACATTTCATCATTTAGTATATCGGGCATTTTGTTCTCCTGTATATTTTATCCAAATACTTTTATTTTATTTCTATATTAAAGATCGATGTAAAGCTTAGCAAAGCCAGCCTGATCCTTACTTGTTCTAAATCTACCAACAGTAGGGTTAACTTCTTCGTCGTGACCTGAAGCAGCCTTATTTGTAACTGCACCACTAGAAGCTAATACAGCTTCTTCACCTGCGGTACAAGTTCCAAAAGTTTGATCAGTTACAAACCATCCTTTAGTAAAGATAGTAACTTTGTCTCCCTTTTGTGCTTGGTCTTTATGCCAGTTAACATTGGTACGAGTAAGATCAAGATTTACAACATCCTGACCCAAGATACCTAGTGGCTTAGCACCTGAAGAGTTTGCAGCAACAGTTGCAATACTTAAAGTATCTTCCATTGCAATACCGCTTGCACCGTGAGATGGTGCACTAACAACAACACCGCGTGATGCTGTTTCATTTAAAAAATAACCTAGTTCTACTGCGTCTACTTGACGGTCCATTTTTAGTGACATTTATAATCTCCTTGATCTTTCTAAAATTTATACAAACAAAGTTTTAAATTACTTATTTATGACGTTCTTTTAGCCTTTGCTCTCAGAACTTTAACCAAACTAGCGGCCACCTTGGTGTCCCCTAGGTCTTCATCTGAATCTCCGCCATCGACAATTTCATTATCTAAATCAACATTTGCATTGTCTAGGTCATCAACACTTGCATTTGAAGAATCTTCATTATCACTAGTGTCATTGGTTTGATCGGATTTACGAATCGACTTTATCCAAGTTAAAGTACTGGCATATACTTCGTCTGACATATTTTTTAAGTCGTCAACTTTATCTTCGCCAACAGTGTAACCAAGACCCTCTAGTTCAGAGACTCTATTAGCTAATACTTGGGCAGATTCAAATTCTTGAACCTTGCTTGTTGCTTCGGCTAACTCTTGCTCTTTACTTTCAGCTTCACTGGTTTTAGCTTCAACTGTTTCATTAAGTTGAACTATTTCTTGTTCTGCAACACTGACTTTTTGCTTTTCAGCTTCAAGTTCGCTCTTAATAGATTCTAGTTCAGCTTGAGCTGAATCTTTTTCAGCAGTTACGTCAACCACTGATTGCTCAAGTGTTGACTTTTCATTTTTTACTGATTCTAGATCTGTTGCGATTGTTTGCTTTTCATCTTCTAGACTCTGTATTTTCTCTAGTGCCTGATCTAAGTTTTCAATTTTCATTACGTTACCTTTCGCTGTTATTAATAAACATTCCTTATTATCTAAGTTATTTTGATTTTCAGATTCAATAATATCTGTGTTATCTTTAGATTCATACAATGACTTTTCTTTTTCTGCCAAAACTTTAAACTGTGTAAATTTACTGTCTGGATTAGCAGGCTCATCAACACTTCCCATTCCAACAAATCTAATATCTTTTAAAACTCGTCCTAGTCTTTTATTTTCATATTTTCCTGATCCTCCAAAACGTCTTAAATGCTTGGTTAAGAAAGATGTAGATTCGTTTCTTTCTACAACCGATATGTTTCCTTCTTCATCTACCAGTCCATAATCGAAGTTTCCAAGTATGCATTCCATAGATACAAATTGTTTGTCAACAGAAGCCAAAGTTACTATCTTAGAAGCTAAATCAGGATGTATAAACTTATAAATTACAAATCCAACTTCTATATTAAACAGTTGATCAGGCAATACTGATTCTAAGACTGTTCCATCTTTATCGACGACTTTAGATGATATGATATGTCCAATTATGTCCGAAGATTCATGTTCGACATTAAAAGGAGTATTTATAGGAGTATCTTTAGCAGCAAACGTTTCTTCGGGAAGAAAAATATCATCATTGTGGTTCATATTAGTAGAAACTAATATAGACGATCCATATAACAGGTCTGGATGCATATTATCTGGTAAGTCAATAGAAGATATTTTATCAGTTATATCATCTAAGATAGATGAAACACATAATTCTTCTGGTTTTTCGGTTCTTAAATTAAGTTTAACTGACATACAACTTTTGTTAGATGCTAGTATAACTTTTTCTAATTCTTTTTCAGATTTATATATATGCATAGTGTTCTATTATAGATATACAGTTACTTCTTAAAACCAAGCTTTTTCATAAGCTTTTGAGATGCTAGAGATACCATCTTAGTAAATCTAGTTCTTTCCACTTCTTTATTCTTACTGTCCCAATAAAAACTTTCTCTAATCATATCGCTATAATCTTCTGATTGGACTTCATAGCTAACAGAATACGAATGAATAATTTCATCACTATCTTCTTCATCACAGCAAGAACAATCTTTATATGTGTATTTTGATATCGTAAGTCCATCAAAATCAATATCAATACCGTTCACCTTGGATGAACATGTTAGGTTGTCGGTATCGATTTCTATACTAAAAATTGGCATTTTCTATCTCCTTAATTGTATTTTGACCAAATATTAGCTTTTATCATCTTGGACTGCATTATAGTTGGACTATCTCCATTGTCAATCCTAAACTTATCTAAAGCTTTATTATATTCATAAACCATTTTGTCATTAAAGTTTTTTATATCCGTACATTTAATATATACAAGATCTTTAGTTACATTATCATTCATTGAAAAGCAAGATAATGCTGACATTCTTATTTCATCTATTTTTTTCTTCTGATCTGCATTGAGCTTTCTAGCATTAGAAACTCCATAGTCTTCCATAACGTCTCTAATTACAGTATTTTCCAAAATATCTAATATATCCATGGCCCTAGCTTGCGAATTGATATTAAAGCCACTAGCAGTTCTTGGCTTAGCCTGTCTGTCTTTTCTATTGTTATCTTCAGTAGAGTCAGGAGGTCTTCCATTTCCACCATCGTCTATTTCTTCTTTTTGATCAAACGGACTTTTTATTTCTATTCCAGCTTCTTCTAAAACCTTGTTTTGTCTTTTAATTTTTTCTACCTGAATTGGAAAGTCTTCATCATAAGCTTCAAGCACAGCTTCAGTACTTATCACTCCTCTATCAAGAAGTCCAACTATCAATTTCTTGGTAATATTCTCATCTTGTAGATTCATTTTCTTAAATTTAACCAAAGCAGGTTGGTCAAAAGACATAGCACTAGCTACCATCTTAACTTCATCTTGAAGCCAAGATATTATCTTTGATCTAATATATTGCAGTTTTTCTATAATAGTTTTTAACTGAATCCATGAATTAGAAAAGTTCGCTCCTTGTCCACCTAAAAGAACTTCAGGAATTCCTAGGCTAAAAAGTATATCTCTATTAACTTGCGTATATTTTTCAGGACCAAGAATCTTTTCAACTGGAGGATAGTACTCTTCCATAGAAATCATAGAATCCCATACAATATCCATTGCCCCACCACCGGTATTTGTTTCCAAAACTTCATGAAGTCTCTCTATCACAGCAGCATTGGGATAGATACCTTCGGTATGATCTCCTAGTTTCCATAAACGAATAACATTTATAACTCCATCTAAAGCGGCTCTATCAGCTAATCTAAGCTTATCTTTAAATTGAATATTCTCAATTACTCCTGATAAATATGGAGTAGCCCAGTTATCCCAAGAATCTTTCTTATAGTGACAAACAAATAGCTTTGACATATCTAATGGTATTTCAACATTAGATTTGTTTATATTTTGATTAGATAAAATGTGTTTTCTAATATCGGCAGGAAGCTGACTTACCATTTCAGGATGGCTTTTCATAGCCTCTTTAACTTGTTGAACAAATTTATTATTAAGTTCTATACATAATTTTTTCGATCCCACCATTTTTTCAAATTCATCTTGTTTCCAAGATAGATTTAAAATATCTAAAAATAAGTACCTCAAGGGAATTTCTCTAGACTGTGGTTTATTTTTATCTGTTTTCAAAGGGGGAACATCTGGACTAGCTTTTAAAAACTCTTTTTCAACCGGCTTAGATATCTTTCCAGTCAATCTTTTTAAAACACTGTTTCCATCAATAAGAAGGTGACGAGCCATTTCTTCCACAATGTCAGGAACCATGGCTTTTTTAGCCCAAGCCTTATAAAATATCTCTATTTCTGGATCAGGATGTATAATTTGCAAATCTTCAACAGTAAAGTCTACCATAAGATTTACTACATTTCTGACTACTCCGTTGGTTTCATAAATAAATCTACAAGCTTTTACTACATTCTTAAATTTAGTAGGAGTTTTTTCTCCCGGTCTATAATAGTTATAGTCCGATCTATTAAAAGGAGTTCTAGTTGTGACCGTGTCATTTGTTATTTCAAAAAACGAAGAAGACGCACTTGCACGTTTTATTCCATCAAATGCCTTGGGTCCATCATAATCGTCTGGCATAGACGAAGATTTATTAGAGAGATAAAAACTTTTATCTTTATTAGAAACAGTTTCAATATTTCCTTGTGACTTATCTTGTTCGTTATTGTTTTTTTCCATATTAATCAAACCATAATTAAAACGTATATATAAATATACAATACTTAGTTGCGTTTCTTAGGAACATTTCCTAATATCCAGTCAGATCCTTGTGATATTTTCAACATTCCTGGACCAGAATATAATGAAGAAGTTTTATTTTCACTTGACTTCTTGGTAACAATATCTTTTGTGCCACCAACAGGAATATATTTAATTTTAGGAATTTCATCCTTACCAATATCTCGACAATATCCATTGACATATAGCAATGCAGAATATCGGTCTTTTCTTAATCGACCTTTCTTCTGATTAGGAAGCTTTATTTCAGGAGTGTCAAAAACCTCTCGTCCTAATATAGAACTAGGTCTACATTCAACAGTACATATTTCATTTTTTAATTCTTCAATTTCTAAAACTAAATCTTCATATGTATCATATACTATTTCATTTAACTCGTCAATTTGTTGTGCCTTAGCCATTTCTACAACATCAAACATAGGAAAGATAAGCTGTTTATCTTGTAAATCTTTCAACATTCCGTGATTATATTCACTATTCAATTCGCTAGTTGGCTTTACTAGTTCTAATATGTGGATTCCATCTTCAATATCACTCATTTTAGGGTCGTCTGGATCTATAACTGTAAACACAGGAAGTTCTCCATTGGTACAACTGTTAACCGAACCTAGTGCTTCGGATATAGCAGTTCCTCCTCCGTTTTTATCCATTAATATTCTAACAATATTAAATGAAGACATAATTTTTCTAATCTGCTTAGCAACATAAAGATAGTAATCATCTTCTAGTTTTATTCCAGAACTCTTCATATGTTTTCTTAATGCATCATATTTTTTCTTATTAGTTGTCCAGCAATGAACTATTCGTCTATGGTCGTTATGAGATTCTACAACAACTATAGCTGCATTATCTTTATCTGCAGCTGGGTCAATTCCCATATAATAAGCTCTATCTTCTTTGCCCTGTCTTAAGGCTGAAAATTGAACTTTTTTATTTCCAGCTATTGATATTGGTCTATTAGTAGTAGCCGATTCTATGACAGACCTCTTAAAGAATCCATCGCTATCAGAAGGAAATACTGCACCATATTCCATTAAAAATTCACTTCTATGCATTGAAGCTTTACCCTGAGCCACAATTTGTGAATCAAGCAGTCCTTCGGGAACATGGGTATATGGAATTCTAATTACTGAATAATCTTTCCACGAAAATCCTTCTGGAACATTCCCATCTTCAAATACATTTCTTATTTTATCATAGTCTCCTTTAGATGAAACTATGCTTTTCCATTGTTGGAATAATTTATAAAAATGATTAAATGAATAATATGCTGTTCCACTATAAACAATTTGGTTTCCTGATAAAGAACCTGAAGACAACTTAGTCATTTCAGGAGTCCACAATCCTTGTTCTTTTAATTTGTTTATCCTAGCAGCCATTTTGATTTTCTGGATTGGCTCAAATGCACTTGCACCAAATCCTCTAACAACTACATCAAAAATATTTTGTGGAATTGAAGCTGTTTCATCTGCTAAAATATAGTTAGCTCTAAGTCCTCTTATCTTCTCTCCTGTACCCAGTGGAATTGCATAACATACGCCTCCGGCAAGTCTAAATTCACATCTATCCACTTCTCTCTTGGGTCCAGTTCGTTTATCTGCCCCTCCGGCTATATCTCTTAATATAGGAGAGTCATCCCAAAATTTAATCATATAATCAAATATTTGACGAGATTGACGAAACGCTGCTCCAACCAAAACAACCTTGCACCCAGGATTTAAAACCAACCGCAATAATGCATATACTGCAAGCAAAAAGCTTTTTCCTGCCCCTCTTGATGCTATAAGCATGGGGAATCGAGTTGTCCAAAACTGTTCTAGAATTAAAGCTTGAAATGGATGTATCTCTATATTTAATATATATTTACAAACCATTGGTAAATAATTAGAGTCAATACACAGGTTACAAAAAGATGTCATTATATCAATGTCTGTATCCAAATCAAATGGATTGGATAGACTATCAATATATTGAGGAGTAACATCTATGTCCAACCATTCATAAGAGTCGTCCTCAGGTATATCAAAAAATGGAGTAAAGTCAGGTTTTACTATTTTTTTATTCATATTTATACATTCTTAATATATTTTCAAATATGGACTTAGCCACTATCTTTCCACAATCTCCAGCAAAAATGACATTTACATCATATTTTAATTCTAACTCATGAAGCCACTTTAATACCTTTTTTCCTGGAGGTCCATTTCTCATTTGCGGGGGACACATTCCAAGTACATCTTTATTTATATTTCCTTCTACCACTATATACTTATGTTTAACGTTTTGCATCCTTTCCATCTCTCGATGAAATCTTTCCTTACTAGACTTTGGGGTCATGTTTCCAAATAATTCAGAGAATCCATTTTTTCTTTCGATAGTTATGATATGTTCCATTCCTTTTATAGAATAGTCTCCACAATCTAGTTTGCACAGTTCAGTATCACTAAAGTTAATTTTGCCAGCTTTACATTCGGTATCTTGAAACATCCAGCCTTGATCAGGCTTTTCTCTGGTGTCTCGAATTATAACTACATTTTTCGGAAGTCTAGTTGCCATATTCTTGTTTCATCTTTTTATAATAGTATTTAAATGTTTGTCTAAAAGGTTTTGCAGTAACTAATGGTTTCTTTAATTTAAACTCTTCTCTAATTTCTTTTAAAGATCCAGTGCACATATATGCATGAATTTCATCATACATACAACTTCTTCCGTATCCCCATTCTTTTAATGTACTTATGACTTGGTCTTTAATTGAAGAATCCATATTTCTAATATTTTTTCTCATCTCATTTTGATATTCTTTATTTAAATGCCACATACCATGTGCGATCTCATGTTTTAAATATATGTCTTCATGCAAGGCTATTAAGTAAAAATCTCTATCTCGCCAGTCAGATATTTTTTTATCTAACAGTTCTAACAGCTTCAACTCTTTATTACTTAAATCGTCATGGTAGTGAAAAAGCTCATAAAATTCTTGTATAGAATATCCTTTAATATTAAATCCGCCCCAATCAGAGAGATAAGTAAAGTTGCCATGGTTTTTAGCATACGTATCCATTAACTTTTCCAAAGTAAAATATTTACCTTTCATGTTTATACTTTTACTTTCATAAAATTCTTCCATACGCATCATGGTTGAAGCACATTCATATTGACTCTTAAATCGAACCAAATATAGATTTTCCATTATTTCACGCAGACGCATATTAGTACCTCAATCTAGGATTCTTTGGCTTCCATTTTTGTCTTATCTTTTTAATAATATTTTTAGACTTAGTTGTTTTGTCTTTTTGTCCTTTTTTCTTATGATACTTTATAGTATTTTCTTCTACTATTTTTTTAAAGCGAGCTTGAAACTGATCTTCTATTCCATTTATTTCTTCATGGACTTTTTTAGAAAGAGTTATTCCATTGCTAACAACATATCTCAAATGAGGAGCGTCTGCCCATCTTACTATATGATGAGCTTCAAGTTCTCCACCTTTCATTCCAGTATGACAACATGTAAAACCATCTCTTGAAAACACTGCCCATCGCCAAGCTTTATATTCTTTGCTATTGTAATCTTCTCGATCAGGAGACATTTGTGCCTACGCTTTCTAGTATCCCACAATCATAACGAACCATGGTTTCTACTAAGTCGTAAAAACTGTAATTAGGAATCCATCCAAGTTCTTTATTAGCTAATGATGGATCTCCAAGCAATAGATTTACTTCAGCTGGTCGATAAAATTTAGGGTCTATTTCTACAAACTCTGACCAATCTTCAATGCCTATTACCGAAAAAGCTTTATCTAAAAACTCTCTAATACTTCTTGTTTGTCCAGATGCAAGCACATAGTCTTTGGGATCAGTTCTCTGTAACATCATCCACATACCACGAACCATGTCTCTAGCGTCACTCCAATCTCGCTTAGAATCTAAGTTTCCTAATTTTAAAGTGCTGATAAGACCAAGGTCAAGAGCTTGTTTAAAACCTAAGTCGGTAGGAACTAGACTGTTTAATCCATCTTCAAACATAGTATCAATATTTTTTTCTACTATTTTAAAAGACTCTCCAATATAATTAGTTATTTTTCTAGTTACAAATTGTTTAGATCTTCTAATTCCTTCATGATTGAAGAGACGGCCAAAACAAGCATATAGTCCATATGACTGTCTATAAACCTTTACTAAATCTTCTGAAGCACATTTTGACGCGGCATAAGGGCTAACAGGATTAGTAGGAGTTTTTTCTGTCTGCGGTGTTTCTAAAACTTCTCCATAAACTTCTGAAGTAGAAGCTTGATAAAACTTACAATCTGGAACAAACTGTCTTATAGATTCTAAAAAGTTTAAAGTTCCTAAACTATTAATCTCAAAAGTAGCGATAGGCTGAGTCCAAGAGGCTGAAACAAAAGACTGAGCAGCTAAATTATATATTTCATCAGGCTTATACTTTCTTACCACTCTGGATATACTTGCCATATCTACTATATCGGCCTCTTCAATTACAAAATCATCATACGTTTTACATTTAGATAAATTTTGATAATCAGGAGAACTACTTCTTCTTTCTAGTCCAATAACAAAATAATCTTTTTCTAATAATAACTCTGCTAACCAACTAGCATCTTGTCCTTTGATTCCAGAAATTATAGCTGTTTTTTTATTACGCACTTTCATATTAATCCTTTCTATACTTTTCCTTAAGTATTTCCTTTGCTTCTTCAAAACTATGTCCCGAACTAACTAGTTGATGTAGTTCAGTATGTACTTTTTTAGAAAGAGTTATGCCGTTGGTCACATCGAATGCATATTCAGGATTCATATTTTCAGCCTTATGCATTATATGGTGAGCTTCTAGTTCGTCAGAAAGTCCCGATATCGTACATTTATAACCATCTCTATGCAGAACTTCTTCTCTCCATTCTTTATATTGAGTTTGACTAGTCACCCAATTAGAAAATGTACTAATAGACTCTCCCTTTTTCCATGAAGGGTGTTTCGATCCTTTAAAATATGCAAACTTGCACAATTCAGAACAAAAACTATTTTTAGTTCTATCTACTTTACTTTTAGATCTTCTAAAGAATGCACTACAGTTTGTACACATACATGTTATTCCTGTAACTTCAATTCCGTTACGAGGAAACTGATGATTATACATCTTAGCTAATTTTCTTATATATGGACGACTAAGTCCAGTAAGTCTTTCAATTTCTCTTTGAGAAATTCCATTCATCATTAATTCATATGCTTCTTGTTTTTCAGGCTCAGATACTATTCTAGGCATTGTTGTCTCCTAACATTTCGTTCACTAGTTCCCATTTACACTTATTGGTTTCAATATATCCTAGTATAACATTTTCAATTTGTTTGTTTAAAAAATCTTCATCTGACAAGATTATCCCTTTACATTTAAAGAACAATCCATTATCTATTATAATTCTACATGCATCTAAAGTGTCTCTGTCATCATCTAGATCATAAGCAAGTATTACATAATTATATTCATCTGTTATATTGACCGTATTTAATTTTTTTAAAGTATTAAAGTAATTTACTGTATGATTGTCTTTACATGCATCTTTGAGCTTACTGGGTAAACTAAATTCTTCTGAAGCAATAACAGCTATTTTCTTTTTATGTGGAGAATTAATAATTTCAGTTATAAAATCAATAGAATTTACTTCACTAGAAACAGTATTTACATCAGCTATTTCTGAGTTCTCATCTAATAGAACACAATCTTTAGAACCATCAGGGAACAAAGCGGGCTTACGCCATTTTTCTTTTTTACTATTCTTAGACTCTTTTAGTAGTTCAAGATACTTACCCTGATCTTCTTTAGTGGTTTTATCATTTAAGGCTTTAATCATATCAATAAAACTAATTCCACTCTTTTGTATTTGATCTATTCTATCTCTTCTTCTAGCATTAAGATTATCTAAAAGTTTATTACGAGACTCTTGATTTTTTCCATAATCATTAACCATTCCTTGAGATTGAGAAGATAATGTTCTAATTAATGTTAGTAATTCTCCATCTCTATCTTGAGCATCTTCATCAGATTCCATATCTTTAACTTTTCTTAATAGCTCAACTTCTTCTTGAATATCTAATATAGAGTCTTCAGTTATCTTTATATTTCTTAGAATTCTATTTCCTATGATCTCAGCCTTAATTAGTTCATCTATTTGTCTTCGTTCAGTAGTTACAATATCTTCAAATTGTAAACATAGGGCGGCCCATTCTTCTAAATAGAAGTCTAATTCTTCTTTAGTAAACTGAAGTTTTAAATTTTCATAAAAAAGACTGTTCTGCAACTCTCGCTTAAAAAACTGCTTTCTATCTTTTTCGTTTAGTTTTCTATTAATAATTTTATTATCAGCTATATCAGATAAATCAATTTTCTTAATATTGCCAGCACCACCTTTGATGATTCCAGCTTTTACTCGATATTTTTTTACTGTACGAACATCTCTACCTAAATGTTCAGATATTTGTCTATCTGACATATCAGCAGCATGTTGTATAATATATTGATATTCTTCATCGCTAATATTAGTATTTTTTGTCATCTTTACTGCTTATCGTTACCTGTATAAAACCACTTGGTTTATGATCAAACATATCTGAATCATAGGATATTAAAAGTTTTTTAAGTTCACTATATAGCCGTATCTTTCTTTGCTTAGAAACTTTATTTCCATTCATGATATTGACAAGGTCTTTATATAAACGAGGAACTAATCCACTTTCTGCAAGCTCGATTAGTTCTCTACCCATCGCATTGTTAATAATGCAACTTTCATTTTCGCGATCAATTTGCTCTTCCATGGCATTTAGAAGACTGTTTCTACTTTCAACAGATAGTATATAATTTCGCCATTTGCTACACTTATGGCGATCATTACCATATTCTTTACAATCAGATGGACTATTGCCGGGATCGTAGAAAGGACACCTAGGACATGGTGGTCGTACAGATTTAGTAATATCTTTGAACTTATTGATCATCCTGTTCTTAACTAATACTCTTAAATAATTTTCTAAATTACCCTTAGAAATATCATAAGTATCAATTTTTTCTAAACAGATGACCCATATCTCATTTTTTAGATCTTCTTTATCTAAATACCCAAAGACCTTATTAGAGTGTTCATTGGCTATTTTTTCAATTAATTTAAAT